AGATTTAACTAACTGAACATCTTCAACAAGTTCAGCAACCGATCTACCATAAAATCTGTGTGGCATTGGGATAGGAGTTAAAGAGCAGAAAGGAATAAAATCGCATGACATATTTTCTAAAATTGTACTGCCATTACTTCCAGCTACGATAACTTTTCTTAATTCGCTAACACCATCTCCGTCCATATCAACTTTAATATAGCACTCATAAATTTCAATTTCAGATCCTGATTTATCTGGAGCATCAGCAATAGGATCTTCGTCTATATCAGCATACCTTGCTAATCTTTCCTCATTCATAGTAACACTATTTTGTGTAGGTAAATTTTCAACTACATCTTTATCAAAACCCATTTGAATTAAATCTGATCTAGTTTTTAAAACTCTATGAGCTACAAAATTTGATTCTTCAATAGTCTTTGCAGACCTTTGAATTAAAAATTCTTCAGGTGGAATGTTTTCTATTTTAACTTTGCCTGAGTTTGTAGTTCTTTTAATAATACAATTGTGTAATTTAGGAGTAGGAATATTTCCAATATCTTGACCTTGAGATAAAGCTATTTGTTTCATTTGCTCAAGTTCTTCTTTTACTCTTTCATCTACAAAAGATTCTTCTTTAATAACCTCTACATCATCACTATCAATTAATAATTTATATTCTTCATCATTTAAATTTTCATAAGTTTCTTGCTCAACCTTTTCAGATTCGTCCCAATAAACTTTTACAATTCCATTCTTTTCAATTAAGGCATCTTTGAACCAAGTATAAAGAATTGAGAAACCATGATTGTCTTTGTTAAAAATATAGTTGATATAGTTAGTTGCTTGATCTGCAAGTTCTACATCTTCTGCTTTAACTGGCTCACACTTAACAACTTGGTGTGATGCTGTAAAAATTCTAAGTAAGCTAGGTAATATAGTTTCAACAGTATCAGCTACATCAGTTGATATAACTTGTGATCTACCATCAATCTCAGTACCTAAGGGTTCTCCCATGTAATACTCTAAAGATTTTTTTCTTTGAGAGGATAAAGCTCCTCCCATAAAACCCATAGAGTTATTAATTTCTTGTCCTATAATACTTTTTAATTCTAAATCTGTTACTTTATTTGCCATATTAAACTATATAATTTGTTTCAACTGGTATTGATTCTTTCCAGTTACTAATTTCTACACCCTCACCTACTATGCCTGTTCTAAAAGCATCAGCACAATGAGATGCGTAATTGTGCATTGGTTTATTTCTAAAGCATTGGTTCTTGTCGTCCCATCTTTTTTGATAAGCCTTTAAATTCTCTATTGCTTTTTGACAGTTATTTTTGTCAAACCAACAATTAGGAATTGATTTTCTGACAGCTTCAATACCATCTTCAATAGATAGTTTTGGTGCTACATCAAAAGCAATACCTAATTCTAAAGCACTCTCCAATCTTGATTTACCAAAATTGCCAATCTCCCTTACTTTAATATCATGGGGAGCTATATGCTTTGAATACTCATAATCTTTTCTATTAAGGACATCTACATAGTGATCTAAACCCTCACCTGCATTTTCATAATAATCTATTAATCTGATCTCACCTTTATACTTCTGGACAAACCATATTGCTGTGGAGTCATTTAAGCCCAAATCCCACCATGTTTCAGTATCTAGGTTGTCATCATACAGATTGTCTGTAATACGTCCCTTAGACTCTAACAGCTCTATTAAAGCACCATAATAAGAACCTGTTATGGCAGCTTGGAAAGAACACTCAAATTCTTGTTCGTATAAATCTTCTGACATCATTTGCTTTGCAGCAAGTAATTCTTCAGGATCTAATATGTTAGTTTCGCTAGATTTAAATAAACCAGCATACCAAGTTTCATTCTTCTCAGCTTGTCTATAAAGCTCATAGAAATGGTTTCTACCCTTAGGTGTACCAATAAAGACACACCAACCTTTTCTATCGGCTAATGCTGGTCTTATAACTTCTGGAAATATTGTTTGTTTAATGGATTGAGTTTCGTCAAAAACACAACCATCAAGAAAAATACCTCTTATGGCTTGATCGTTTTCTGCTCCAAGAATTGTTATCCTTGCACCATTTGGCAGATCACACCTTAATTCTGACTCATTAAACTTAGTACCAGGTATCTTTCCTGCAAATTGTTTAATGTAGTCCCAAGCTGTGGATTTACCTTGCTTAAAAGTTGGCGATAAAAATGCGTATCTAGGGTTTGGCAAAGGACAAGTTAAAGCAGCTTTAATCATGTGATTAATCATCATCACAGTTTTTCCTGCTCTCCTATGTAAAACTAAAACACAAAATCGGTGCTTATCAATTTTTTTGTGCAAAAAATTTTGAAGTTCTCTTGGCTTATATGGAATGATGATTTCTGGCATTTTTAAAACAAACCCCCCTTAATGTACTGTAACTCCCTGAGGTACATTTAATAAATCTTCAATACCAAGATCGTCCATGATATGAGTTGAGAAATATCTACATTCAGACAGATCGTTAAAGCCACCAAAATGTACGACAACAGATTTACTGCTTTCCATAATATATATTACTGCTGAGTAACCTTTTTCCTTATCGTCAAAATCCATCATAAAAAATTCTTGTTTAGTTGTGTAAAGGTTCTATCGTTATTAGCGACACCCCAAATTTTTTTTCGGTGGTGTCCCTTTTTTTACCCCCCCTAAAACCTCACAGAATAACAATAAATAAAAGCAATTGATATTCAATCAATAGGTAATGGCTATTTTATTAAAGAATTAAAGGGTTTGTATTCTCTTTGTATGCTCTAAATAATTTTTTATTAATTATATCTATTAGTAAGCATTTGAAGTCTATATATCTACTGTATAAGTTTGCTTACAATGGTTGAGTGAATTAAACAAATAACAAAGTAATCACTTACTAATTGCTACTGTTCCCACTTAATAGAGATAGGTTTATCACCACCATTCAAGGTCAATTTAGTATCTTTACCATATCTAATTGGACTTAAAACAGAGCTCAACCACTTAGCATTGGATTGCATCTCTTTAATCAAATGAGCAAATGGCAAACTATTGTCCATCTTTCCACCATTTTCTAAAGTTGCAATGCTTTCTGTTAATTTATCTTGAGCTTGTGCAATAACCATTTCAATGCCTATTTTTTTACAATTATAATATTGATCTTGTAATTTCTCATTATCTTTTAATTTTTGGCTAAATGTAGCCCATGAAACCATCTTTGGATCTTTGGTTATGGATCTAATGCTTTCACCCTCCATAAGTCTATTGAGTATGATTGTTTCCATAGCTTTAGAATATTTAATATTTGACATAATTTTATAGTTTATAATTGTTCCAATGTAAGTTGTAGTTGTTTTCTCTGAGATTAATTAATTTAATTTGATGTTATAATAAGGTTGACACTTAGTGATTGCTTTGGTATTAAGTATATATGTTTCAAATTAACTTAATAAATAGGAGCTAATACAATGCCTACACTAAATATAAATGATCCAAAATACTTTGATCCATTTTTGGAAACATTAAAAGAAAATACTAAAATCAATAATCATAATGAGAACTGTAGTTTAATAGTTGAGAATTTTGGTTTTAGTGATGAGAAATTATACATGAGAGATATTTCTAAAATAGTTGAGAAAGAAAATCATATCCCTCACTATGTACATTTAGCTAGAAATTACATGGTCAAGTGTATTTTGTTTCGTATCAATAATAGATCACTAGCAAATAAAATAAACCAATCATTATAGGAGCTAAAAAATATGACTACTCAAAAAAATGAAATCAAACAATTTAGAATATTAGGAAGTGATGTTTTAAATTGTAAGTATGAGCCAAATAATAAAGGTAAAGAATATTTTACTTTTAAGCCTTTAATAGGAGCATCAAATAAAAAGAAATTTTTTGATGATGCTTTTCAATGGTTTGCTGTATTTGTGCCTAGTAAAGATGATGACAAGATACAATTTCAATTACAAACTTGTCATTATAATATTAATAATAATAGAGCAGCAATTTTAGGATTATTAAAAAATCTTAAAAAACTTAAATCACACCATTTTAATAACTGGGATCTTCACAAATTTTTAGGTGGAGATGAGTTTTTTGTTTATTTAATGGCATCAAGCAATCAATCAATGGAGGTTAATTAATATGAATAACGATCAATTACTAAGTGTAGCCGAAACAATAAGATCACAAATACACCCTACAATTTTAATGTGTGCTGGTGCTAGAAATTTTGGAGCTTATGAAGATGAAAAAAATCTTTATGGGTTACAATTTACAATTAGTAGATGCTCTAAAATTAAATTTGGTGTTGTTAGAATAACTTTAAATGGACTTGATCTATACGATATTGAAATTAAAAATAGTAGAGGTCGTATTATTGAGTCTAAAAAAGGTATTTATAACGATCAATTAAATGAGGTCTTAGAGTCCATGTGGGAAAAAAAAGAAACATTAAACAAATGGGACTCAAGTATTCCAACAATCAAGTTGCAATCTGTGGAGGTCAAATGAAAATAATTCATAATTATGAGCTTAAAGAAATGGGAGAACCAATAAAAGAAACTGATTGTTGGTTATTCTTTGAAAAAGGCAAGGTAGCAAAGCATACAATTGAAAATTTTTATTTTGAAAATTTTAGAAAATTGTTAGCTTTTAAAAAATATCAACCAATTAATAATACAATCAATTAAAGGAGGCTTAAATGAATTGTAAAACTTGTAATAAAAAAATTAAAGATACAAATTTTTCATTTTATCAATTTGATTTACAACAATATATAAATTGGATTTGGTGCAAAGTTTGTTTTAAGCAATATTTAAATAGAGGTCTAAATGAAAGCTAAAAACCTTGATATATATTCAATCTTTTCCAGAACCTATAAAGGTAAGAAGATGTTTCCTTTTATGGATTTTTTGGAGATTGGAAGATTAAAAAAGGGTAAAACTATTAAACAAGTTTCAAATGTTTATCAGTTCCCTATTAAAAACTACTACAACCAAAAAAGGAGGGTTAAATAATGAGTGATTATCTTTGTAATACTTGCTTATCATCAAATATTAAAATTCTTAAAGGTGATGAAGCAATAGACAAGTATGGAGATTATAAAGAAATGGACTTATATTGTTATGATTGCAAGTCAGAAGATTATAAAATTTCTGATTGGTATGTAAAACAGTATAAATCTTTTCATAAAGGTATTGAATATCTTTATTACAATAGTTAAAACTAAAAAAGGAGGGTTAAATAATGAAACTAACAAATAAACAAATAGAGTCTTTATACTATGCAGCTCATAAATCTTTTATGAATGAACAATTTGATAGATTTGAATACTATGAAACTAAAGATGCAACAGATTATTCTAAATCTAAAGCTGAACAAAATAAGAGAAAGAAAAATTTAATTAAAAATTTTCCTGATAATAAATGCGTTATGTATTTCTATTCAAGTAAATTAGAAGCATTAATTTCATTCAATTATTACAATAAAAAACACAAAGCTGTTTTAAGTTGGGATTTAGATGCAGTTGATACTGAAAGCAAATTTCCTGATGATGGTTGGTGTATAGTTGTTTATGATCCTAAAAAATTAAAAGAATTTAATTAATAAAGGAGGGTTAAAAAATGAAAAAGAAAAAACCAGAAGATGTAGCTGTAGAAGCAGTAAATGATTTATTTATAAGAGATATAGAAGAACTTTTATTTGAGCATAAAAAATATGATCATGCTGCACACTTAATGAAGTTAATGGGTATGAATAAAAAAGAAATTAGTAAAATTGTTAATGAAGTAAAAAAAGGGTTGAATAAGGCTTAGACTAATAGAAAGAAAGAAACAGAGAGTAAGAATAAGCCCTATTTATAATCTAATTAAACTTAATATGGTGTAAATGAAAGAAACACAAAATTAAGCTATATTATACCAGATTTAGTACATTAATATTTGATATTGTCAAGATATAGTATGAAATAATTGAAAGTATTTTCTATTTATAAATGAACTTTAAACCTTTAGTATTATATACCCTTAATAGGTCTGAGAGTGCCTTGTAATAGTCAGCTCTTACTTTTTCATGGCTTAGTGGCATAAAGAATTTTCTAAGCTCTCTGAAGCTCCTACGATACGGAAAATTTCTAAGTCCTATAATATCTCTATTTGCTGGAGATCCTTTTACCATCAATAAGACACAAAATTCATAGGTTTGTATTTGTCCACCATTTAACCTTATTTTCATCTTAGGTTTTTCTTCACCTTTGTAAGTGTCCTTATCAGCAGAAATACCATACAAACGATCTATTAAACTAAACATCTCAGTTCTTTTATTCTTCATGTTTAAAGGTGATGGCATATATTTTTCAACATAGGTTGCAATTTGAAACATATTATCTAATTCATCTACTGTTATTCTAGTTGGTATCATTGTCTTGAATATCCTTTAAGTATTGTTGAAATCTATCTGTTGATAATGATTTGTTTTTTAGCTTGATGTCTTTCTGTTGATAGTAGCCTTTTCTATCTTTCTTAATCTTCGTAACTGCGTTTGCGTAAGGTAAGGATTTATTCTTAGCAAAGTCCTTAATGATTTTCTGTAATTCTAATTTTCTATCAGTAGGCATTAAGAGATACCCCTGATAATTTCTTTTTCCCTTTTTAAATATAAGTTATTAAGTCTAAGATTAAGTATCGTTTTAACTACTTCGGTGTAGCGATTTTGATACTCCAAATTGTTAATATTCACTTGATAAGCCTTACTATGGGGATAACTTTGGGAGAACTTATTGCTTTATTATAATCGTTTTTTTGCTTGTTTTTAGATAAGGAAATTTTCTTTCTCTTATTATTATTATGCTGAATATATTCTTGCATAGTAGGTTTATCAAAAACATAATCATTAGATCCTTGACCAATTTGTTTTCTTGCCATGAGTCCATAAAGTGCAAGATTATCAAGGCAACGAATTAAAGTTTTCTTAGTCTTAATACCTGTTCTTTGCATAAGGTATTTATGAGAAACCCTACAACCATAAGGAGCATTGATATAAGAATAACAAATTACATAAATAATCTTTTCATTAGCTGTCAAAAATCTATTGTTTAATAAATCCTGATCTATTTTTACAAAATATTTCATATTATAATTTTTAATTCTTTCTCAATTTGGCTCATAGATTTACCCAAAATATGAAGTGCATAATGATCGGCACAATATCGTTTGCCTTTTTCATTTAGATCAGCTCCCTTTTTACAAATGCAACAAGGTTTTTTAGGATCTCCATACATATCTAATTCCATGTTCCATTTTTTAATAAAAATATTGGTGTTAGTTTTTCAGGTGGTATTGAATGACAAGGAGGTCTATCAAGACCGAAATTAGTTAAAAACTTTTCTGTTCCTAAAACATAAGTTGAATTTACAAAGCCTAAAATTTTAAAGATTGGAGCTTCATCAATTACTAAAGCATAAAGTTCACCACAATTT